GGTGATAATCTGTGGCATTGCCTTTACAAGCTCCCAAATAATCTGCGGAAGATTGGTTATGAGAGACATAAAGAGGTCAACACCGGCTTCGATGAACTTGTCGATGCTTCCGAGAAGTCCGTCAATGATGCCGTTGATAAGGTCGGGTAAGCAACCCACGATGGCGATAATAATACGAGGTAGCTCGGTTATCAGCGAGGTGAGAAGCGTAATGCCGCACTCAATAATCATCGGTATCATTCCGAGTAAGGTGTCGATAACGCTCACAATGATTTCGGGGATCGCCTGGACAATCGTGAAGATGATTTCCGGCAAAGCACCGATGAGAGAGGTAATCAGCGTAATACCCGCATCAATAATCAAAGGCACAGCACCGATCACCGCATTCAGAACACCCTCGATGATGACGGGGATAGCCTCCACAATCGTGATAACGATTTCGGGGAGTGCGGCTACGAGTGAGGTAATAAGATGCACACCTGCTTCGATAAGAAGCGGAATGGCATTCATAAGAGCCTCAAGAATGCCGTTGATAATAACAGGGATTGCGTTGACGATGGTTTGGATGATAGTCGGCAAAGCGCCAACGAGAGAAGTGATGAGGTTGATACCCGCATCAATTATCATCGGTATGGCACCGATCACAGCCGTGAGGATGTTGTCGATTATTATGGGAATAGCCGCGATGATGGTTGAAATAATGGTCGGCAACGCTCCAACAAGTGAGGTGATGAGCTGTATTCCTGCATCGATTATCAAGGGGATAGCGTTAATAACCGCTGTCAGAATGCCGTCAATAATAACGGGAATCGCAGCAACGATAACCTCAATAATCTCGGGCAATGCACCGATGATTGAGGTAAGCAAGCCGATACCAGCCTCGATGATTTGCGGAATGGCGTTCATAAGGAAATCAAGCAATGCTTGTATCAGCTCGGGGAGAGCTTCAAGGAGGACTGGAATGGCATTGAGAATACCTTGAGCCAATCCCTTAACGAGCTTGATTGCAGCACCGAGAATCTGCGGAAGGTTCTTGATGATCGTATCCACGATTTTCGTTATAACCGCCATAAGCGAAGGCACAAGCTGTGGCAGAGCCTTTGCGATACCTTCCACCAGGGTTACGATAACTTGAAGCCCGGTGTCGATAAGAAGCGGTAACTGGTCGATGATGCCGTTAACCAGGGCAAGCACCAACTGCAACGCTCCATCGGCTATTTGCGGAAGCCCCGATATAAGGGCGTTCAAAATCGTGAAGAGGATTTCGGTTGCCGAGGTTACGATAACGGGGAGATTATCCACGATAGCTTGACCGAGGGATGTCACCATCGTTGTAATAAGGTCAAGCAGCACCGGGAGATGATCCATAAATACATCAATGACCTTGGGAATTATCTCACCGATAACGTCAGCCATTTTACCGAGGTCGCCCCCGGCGGCATTGATGCCGTTTGTAAACTCACCAAGAAGCCCAACTCCGTCCGAGGCAAGCTCGGTAAGAACGGGCAAAAGAATAGTGCCAAGGGCGTTCTTTGCCGCCGTGGCACCAACAGAAAGATATTGTAATTGGTCATCAAGAGCGCCGTAGGCATTGAGAGCCTCGTCACCGAGAACATAACCCGCCGCCTTTGCTTCCTCGCCAAGCTCTGCCATTCGCTCCGCACCCGCTTCGATAAGAGGGTTGAGTTCCTGGGCTGACTTGCCGAGAATTTGCATTGCCAGGGCATCACGTTCGGTCTCGTTTTCCATCTTGCCAAGGGCATCGATGATTTCCCAATACACGGTATCGCTGTCACGCATATTACCTTCGGCATCGTAAACGGCAATGCCGAGCTTTGCATAGGCTTCGGACATTTCGTTCATTGCCGGGGCAACAGGCTGTGATGCACTTGCCACGTCAGCTTGAGCTGTCGCAAGATTATTCTGTGCTTGCTCAAGGGCGATGGCTGCCTTTTGAACGGCGGCAGAGCCTTCCGTGCTTTCCGCAAGAGCCGCATTGTAGGTCTCTTGGGCAGAGGACAGCTTGCTTTGCGCCTTTTCAAGGGCAACGGCGGCTTTCATTGCTTGCTCCGAATCGGCACCGTTCTTTTCAACGGCTGCGTTGTAGGAGATCTGTGCCGTTTCCACCGCATACATTGCATCTTCCACCGAAGCGTAGGCTTTGCTTACCGCCTCACCGCTTTTCTTAACGGCTTCATCGTAGGCGATTTGAGCCTTTTCAAGATTGAGCTGTGCGGTGGTGGCTTTGGCTTCTGCCTTGGCGAGCTTTTCAAGATCGACCTCGGCTTCGGTTGCGGCATTGGCAACGGTGGACATCGACTTGATATTCTTTGCCATCGACTTTGTGAGCGTTTCGGTGGAGACGTCAACAAGCTCGGCGGCATACATATATTCTTGGAGCTTATCCGTTGCGATGCCCGTTTGGGTTGCCGTGGTGATGACACCATCAGCATAAGCCGCACCCTCTGTCGCCATATCCACAAGGGCTTTTCCGGCGGCAACAGCGGCGGCAGATACAGCAGCGAAGGCTGCGGTGATGGTGGCTGCGGTAGCCTTACAGACCGTGCCGAGACCTTCAAATTTGCCCCTGGCATCATCTGCTTGCTTGCCCGCACCCTCCACCTCATCACCCATATTGTCTGCTTCATCACCCGCTTCGTCCATACCTTTTTCGGCTTTTTCGAGGGCATCGTTGTTATCCTTCAACTCTCGTTCCATACCGATAAGGGCGGCTTCTGCGTTATTCAGTTGTATCTGCCAAGCCTGGGTGCGTTTATCGTTCTCCCCAAAGGAGTCGGCGGCATTTTGCAATGCTGCACGGAGGGTTTCGATTTTTTGCTTTTGTGCCGATATTTGTTTATCCAGCACTTCGTTTCTTGCGGTCAGCCCTTCGATAGACTTGTCGTTCTTGCCGAATTCAGCTTCCACAAGCTTCATTTCCGAACCGAGGACCTTGAAGGATTGGTTGATTTCTGCCAGGGACTTTTTAAATTCCTTTTCACCTTCAAGACCGATCTTTAAGCCGAACTTTTCTGACATATATCACCACCTCCTTGTTATATTCCGTCGGGGATAATATCGTCTATGAAATGCTCCCGTTTCGGTTTGGATATGCCTGAAAATTGTTTGTGACATTCCCAAAGGTCGAGCAAGAGACCAAACGGCATAAGACCCACCTCATCAAGGGTTAGATGAAGGTGGGCAAGGCCGTAATATATGAGCCGAGTAAACAGCTCTTCGTCACTTACTCGACCACCGTGTTTTTTGTGTCAGCCTCGCTCTGCACATTACGCTGAGTGCCCTTATACAGAGCCTCGGTAATGGCGGTCTTATAGGATGCAAGGTCGGCGGGAACGGTGAGGATTTCCACGATGTCCTCGGTGAGAAGGTCACGGGGGCTGTCCTTGTGCTTGAGGTTATGGATGAGGGTGGACTGATTTGCAAGGAGCGTAATCAGCCATACGATCTCACCGATAGCCATCTCGAAATTCTCGCTCTTCATGAGCTTTTCGCCAAGGTTCTCAAGACCGCCGTAACGACCTGCGATTTCCTTGGTAGCCTTGGTGGTGAGAACAAGCTCGTATTCGTCACCGCCGATGGTAATGGTTGCGGTTCTATCTGTAATCATATGTCGCTACCTCCTTATGCCCCTGTGGGTGCTGCACTGGTATGCGAAGGTTCGTAAACCTCCTTATACCAATCAGCAATTACGGTGTTGTTGACGCCGGTATCACCTTCAGTTGCCTCTGCTTTCCAGGGATGTTTGCCAGTATTGTCTGCTCTGTTGCGACGAAGCACGGTGCCCTCGATTGTGGGCGTGCTGAACGTGATGCTGTCACCCTTGGTTGCGAGCGCGGTCGCGGGAATACCGAACTTCACGCGGTAAAGCCAGAAATACTTGTACTTTCCGTTTGCCTTCTTGGCACGGAAGCCAACTGCCACGGGATCTCCACCATCTTCGGTGCTGGAAATAACCACGCCGTTTTTGTCGATGACCGATCCTGTAAGGTCGGATGCGACCGCTGCACCGAGGTCATCGATGCCGAGCGACAAGGTGCCACTCTTAAATTCTTTGACGATCTCTGCTGCGCCATCGTCTGCGTAGAGGGTTGCCTCTGCCAGTTCCACCGACAAATCCGCCGTCATCGCTTTTGCAAGCTGCTTGGGCGTTTCATAGGTTTCGTTGCCATCTGCGTCCTCGGTGATTTTGGCATAGTACAGTTTGTCAAGACCGATTGTTGCCATAGTTAAAATTCCTCCATTTCATAGTGTTTTGCGACATCCACCACATAGTGGTGATAGCCGGTGTCGGTTTCATAACCGATATATTGTCTGTTCGTAATAGTTAAATCCGCGCCGAACAGCGCACGGATAATTCTGTTTTTATCGGCACCATAATTGCCCTTACAATAAAGGGAGATACGCGCTTCTTGAACATCGTAGGTCGGAGCGTTGTCGGCATTCAAATCGAAAGTGTCCGTCAGCGGTACGATTACGATGTATTTGTCGGGGGCTATATCTCCGAAGATACCCGTTTCAAGCGGGATACCCAAGGGGGTAAGTGCCGTATTGAGATCTGCGAGAATGCTCATAGCTTGTTTACCTCCTCCTCAAATTTCTGCATCATAGCCGCTTCACACGCCTTTTTCGATGCTGATTTTGCAGGCTTCAAAAAGGGCTTTGCGGGCTGTCCGTGCCGTCCGTATTCCAGGATGTTGGCGATTTTTGCGTTGCTGTCGCCATCGGAACGAGGTTCTGCAAAGCCGATTTTGATGTTATAGTTGCCGTCTCTGTCCACCTTGGGAGGTGTCATACCGAGAGAGCGTTCAAGCTCACCCGTGGAACGAGATGCGACCTTCGTGTTCTTGCCAACGACAGAAGCCAGGTTGCTTTTTACTTTAGATAGCACAACCTCGCCACCCGCCTCAAGCACACGCTCGGCAATCTCGTCTGTCTTTTCGCCAAGAGCAGAGAGCCTTTCAAGGAACTCCTCCGGCATTTGGATTTCTGCTTTAGCCACGAGTCGGCACCACCTTTCTTGCCATTATTTCAAGGTACATACCGCGTCCTCGCACATCTTCCACCGAGATGATATCGTACTTCTCGCCGTTGCAAAGAAGAATGTGGTCGGTGGAAATATCGACACCGGGAATGGTGCGGATGCGGAAGAGGTCGGTGGCATCACTAAAGGCAGCAAGGTTAGCCCAACGTTGGGAGCCGTGTCTACCTTCTCTAAAAGCTCGGACAGAAGCCACACCCTCATAAACGGATGTGGCAAAGCCCTCGGCATCCTTGATACTCTTAAAGATGCCGATTTCTACGGTGGTATTCATTTTTCCAAGGCTCATACTCACACCTTCCAATCTCGGTCAATGATAAGGAGCATATGGATAGTTTTCCACGATTGCGATGCCGCCTGGGGGTTATCCGCAAAGAAACCGCCTGTACCTCCATCACGGGACTCATAAAAATGAGTTGCAAGCATAATAACGCCTTGCTTTGTGACTTCGGACATAGCGGTTTCTGTATATGCTCCCGCCGGGAGATGCTGATAACCCTCGGCATAGGCGATGGCGGCAAGGATGTAACCTCTTACAAGGTCATCATCCGCATCGTGTTCAAGGTTGAGATTTTTCTTAACACGGGGCAAAAGCTCTTCCATCGCCACTACCTCCCGTTAAATTAGGTGGCAGAGCCGCCCTGCTGAAGTACCTTGACGGCTTCGGGCAGGATGAGTTTGGCATCGACTCTCTTGGTAGCAAGGAAACCGACCTGACCCTTATCAGCGTAAAGCTCGTTCAGACGAGTGAACTCAACGCCCTCACGGTCACCGATCCAGTAGTAGGAGAGGTCACCAAAGAGAATGGTCTTGGCACCTGCATCGATGGTGGGCATTGCGATAGAGGTGTAAACGGGTCTACCAAGGATAGTATCGGGCTGACCTTCACGAAGACCGGGCTGCCACATAAACTGACCGTTGTTGTCCTTGAGCTTGCGGATTGCGGCAACAGTAGCGTCGTTGAGAATCCATACCGCGTTGCTACGATACGGAGCGCGGAGATTATGATAAAGGTCCATAATCTCTTCAGCGGTGATAGCGGTTGCAGACTTGGTAGTAACACCGATTTCTGCTCCATCAACAGCATTCAAAAGACCAGTAGGCTTACCCTCGCCATCACCGGTTACAAAGGCAACCTCCTCTGCGTTACCGATACGATATGCGAACTCCTTCTGGAAGTGGCTCTCAAGGTCAAAGGCTGCATCGTTGAGAAGCTCCTTGGAAACCTTAATAAGAGCGCAGAGCTTGTGTGCGCCGATGGTCTTCTGTGCAAAGCCGTCATCGGAATCGGGGATCGTGCCGTTTTCCTCTACCCAGTTGGCAACACCACGGGTAGCCACAACGGGAATCTTGTGAGTTCCCGAAGAGGTGTTGAAGGTGTGTGCCAGCTTACGAATGATAAAGGTATCATTCAAAGTCGTAATGAGATGCTTCTCAAAGGTGTCGGGTACAAGGAAACCGCCTTCGGTGTCGGTGCCAACAGAGAGAATGTTGTTGACGTCGGCATTCATACGGCCACGCATCTTGTTCCAGAACACCTTGCCGTACTCATCAGCCGCACGACCAACCTTGGTATCAACCTTGGCAGAAGCGGGCTTCTCGGTGATGGGAGAGCTTACGGGCTTGGACATCTCGGCATCAAGTGCCTCAAGGCGCTCCATACGAGCAATCTCCTTGCCAAGCTCTGCAATATCGTTCTCCATTCTTGCGTATGCGGCGTCATCCTCTGCGGAAAGAACGCCCTTATCGTTTCTGCGAGACTCAAGAAATGCCTTCGCAGACTCCCAAGCCTTAGCGCGCTTGGAACGCAGTTCATTGATAGTCATAGTAATAATCCTCCAATTTTAATATTTCAAAAGGTTGAGACGCTCCATAAGTTCATCATAAGAGCGTCCGTGTGTGGTTTCCGGCTCCGCTGTCGGAGCGGTTTTGGCTTCGGGCTTCGCTTTGGCTGTAATTTTATTAAACAGCTTCGTTGCGACCTCTTTGCCCGAAAACGCATAGGCTGGGATTTCAACGTCAGTGGAAAGCTTCTCATCCGTCAGAACATCATCGGCAAAGCCGAGTTCGATTGCTTTCTTGGCGTTCATCCACGTTTCGGAGTCCATAAGGTGGGAGAGCTTGGCGCGAGACATATTGGTTTTGATCTCATAGGCATTGATAATGGATTCCTTTACCTCGGAAAGCATATCAATGGCTTTCTGCATATCCTCGTGGTCACCAAATGCCATCGTTGCGGGGTTATGAATCATCATCAGCGCCGTAGGAGCCATAAGAACCTTCGTGCCTGCCATTGCAATGACAGATGCAGCAGACGCCGCAATGCCGTCAATCTTAACGGTAACGTTGCCCTTATAATCCATCAGCATCGAGTAGATCTGACTTGCCGCCACACAATCACCGCCGGGCGAGTTGATCCAAATTACGACGTCTCCGCTATCCGCGAAAAGTTCATCTCTAAACATTTTCGGGGTGATATCGTCATCAAACCAACTCTCCTCCGCAATGGTGCCGTAAAGTTCAAGGACTCTTTCGGTTACGGGTGAATCGCTTTCCGCTTCGTTCCTCCACCTCCAAAACTTCTGTGCTTGGGGTTTCTTCATCGGAATTTTCCTCCTTTCCGTCATCGGTATTGATATTTGCAAACGCACCCGCATTTTTCATCGGAAGCATATTGCCGTTAATGAGATATAGATTGCCGCCCTCCTCATCGGGAATGAGGTCAAGGTTTTCAAGCTCACGTATGTCGTTTGCACTCATCCAGCCGTTCTGTCGACCGATGGCATAACCGTTCATACGGCTTTGGTAATCTCCACGGAGCAAGCCCTCCAGGTTGAACTTGACAAAGATACTGCTTTTCTCGTCTTCCGAGAGAAGTGAACGCTGTATGGATTGCTCCCACCGAATGACCCAGGGGTCGAGGGTGTATTTGACAAATTCAAGGGATTGCTGCTCAATATTAGAAAAGCTCGACTTCTCAAGGTCTCCGACCATATGCGGAGGCACTCTAAAAATTCGAGCAATTTCATTGATTTGGAATTTGCG